TGTTCAGCGCGGTATTACAGCTACAAGGAAAAGAAATTCGTGGACGCTGTACAGGACAAGACGGTGAGGAGTATCGCCCGCGATGACGCCTTCGCCTTGTTCTACTGTGCGCTGGATTCGCTTGACGCGAATTTCGCGGCGCTGGCGTTCTACGTAAATTCGGTGAAGCTGGACGATCCCGAAGGGTACAAGCTCATCGGGCAGAGCCGTCCCATGACGGTTCCGAACGTGGACGCGATCAGGGAAACACAGGTACTGGCGTAGAATATGGACGAGCTGGGTTTGGAAGACATTCCGGTAGAAAAGCCGGAGGCGATAACCTTCACCTCGTTAGGGGAACCGGTTACGCCGGAAGAAGTCGCCGCGCGGCTTTCGCGGAATCTGTATGATCAGCTCTCTGAAAAATCGGACGATACCGTCCGCGACGCTATAACGCGGGCGGGTATCTATATCGGCGCGGTGCTGCGCCGGCTGCGTGTTCCATTCAACCTTGATGACAAGGTTGTGCGCGAGGTTGTGCTTATCCACACGATATATGAGCTGCACATCGCGCTGGGACACGAGGAAGCCGGAAAAGAATACCGCGTTAAGGCGAAGGACATCATCCGGGCCGCATGGGGGGATTTTCCCGAAGCGGAATCGGCGCCGGAAAAAGGCGCCGCCGCGGCGGTGGCAGTCCCGCCGAAGCGAAAGGATGGATGGCGGTGAGCGTGATTGACACGTTAGACAATCTTGCGAAGTCGCTGCAAGCTCCGGCAAACCTCGGGACAATCGGCGGCATGGCTGCGGAAATGATTCGGAGCAAAATTCACGGCGGGCAGGGTTTTGCCCCGCTGTCTCCGGCAACCGAGGCGTACCGGGGAGCAGGGCGGCCGTTACAGGACACAGGATCGTTACGCGATTCAATCACGTTCAAAGTGATTGACGAGCAAACGGTAAGCGTTGGCACAAATAAAATTTACGCGGCGGTACAGAACAACGGCGGCGTAATCCGGGCAAAGAAAGCGAAATGGTTGTGGATACCTGCCGCCGGAACGCGGCAGTTACAGCGGCGTTACGGCTACAGCCCCACGGCCGTACTGAACGGGATGAAAGCGGCCGGTTATACGGTTTACTTTCAAAAAGACAAACGGGTCGTATGCTGGCGCGAAAAGCGTAGATCGCGTAACGAGAAAGGGGAGCTGTTATACAAAAGCCATATTTTGTACTACCTGAAAAAATCGGTAGAAATTCCCGCAAGGCGGTTTTTCTATCTGAGCGACAATGAAATGGATTTGCTGATGAAGGAGGTCGGCAGTGCGCTTGAACAGCTTTGACGCATTAGAAGCCTTTGCGAAACAACTTGAGCGGCACATAGGCTTCGCATATCACACCAAGGTAGTAGTAACGCCTTCACCGGTAAAAGAAAAAGGCGTAGTGATTAAGGTAAGCCTTTTAAAGACTTTTGTTCAGGCCAATCCGCCGGCGGCGCGTTCAAGCAGGACGCTCCGCGTGCGGGTGTCGGTAGCCGGAACCGCCGAGAGCATGACCGGGCTTAAACAAGCGCTTGAAGCGATAGAGGCTCTGGACGACTATTTTTTAATAACAGGGTTGAGGCTTGAAGTACCTATAGGAGACGGGAAAATATGGATTGTGCCAAACAGCAGGATCATCCAGATAATCAGCGAAGAGGACAGCTTCATCGACAGCCCCGATTCTACAGCGGTGCAGGACGTACAGGACGACCGCATCGTTATAATAACAATTCCTGAAGGAGGAGACTGATGGGTCTTCACACAACAAGATACAAGACCGAGAACGGTAAAACCCGAAAGGTCAAAGAGCCTGCCGTGAAACAAGCAGGCAAAAACGGAGCGCCCGATAAATCCGGCGCGGATAACAAAAACAACCAGCCGGATAATCCGGCGAGACAAGGAGCGTAAACATGGACGGACAAAAAGTCCTTATAGGCGACGACAGCATGATATTCACCGGCGATCCCGGCGATACCGAATATTCGGGCGACGGCGAAAAAACCGTAACCGCGCTTACCGGAATACAATCCGGCGCGTTAGATGTCAAGCGGATAATGTGCGTAATTACCGCAATCGGCGAGGAATCGATCTTCCCGGAAGGCCTTGTGTTAGGGGATTTATTTCCTTCGCTGGGCACGGAAATCCCGGGGACGGGCGACAAGTTCAAAGTCCTCGCTCTCTCCCATGTGGCGGACGCGTCAAGCTGGAGCCTGTCGATTACGCAGGGTGAGATTGACGTAACGCGCCTTAACGACCGGTTCCGCAAGTACAGGCTCGGAAAGAAAGACGCGCAGCTTTCATTGTCCTCGATTTTCACGGTCGGCGAATCGGATCAGCCCGGCGGCATAATTAACCGCAACATGAAACTTGTCAGCCAGGACAAAAACGGCACGTACACGGTCAGCGACGAGGCAAACCGCGCGCTGTACATGCTCGGCTACGTCAACAAAGCCGCGCTGCCGGAAGAGACGGATGATTTTGTGTTCTGCCAGATATATCTGTACAACGCCAAACTCGGCGGCCAGTCGGGCAGCGCCCAGTCCTACGACGCGTCGGGAAGACTCACCGGCATGGACCCTGTGTTCTATTCGCTTGAAGCGCAGGCGTAAGGAGAAACTATGATCCTTGAAATTTCCAAAGAAGGGACGTTTACACCCGAATTTAACAACAATAAAAAACTTCCCGCGACAGATCAGATAACGGTCAGGTATAGAACGCCTACCGTCGCCATTAAAAACCGCTGCCGCAGAAAACCGCAGGCAAAGGGCATCACGGCAGCTAACGGAACCATTGACAGGATGGAGATAGTAATCGAGAAAGACGAGATCGCCACCCTGAACGAAATGCTTATTTCAATTTCAGGCTGCGGTTATTCAGGCGACGACGGCAAGGAACACAAGATTGTCAGCGCGCAGGATTTGATCAACGCGCCTGTTCAGTTTGAACCGTTGCTTAAAGAAATCGTCGCGGAATTTGATTCTGCCCTTGACCATTCAGGCCTAGACGGAAAAAACTGAGGATTGCTTACCGGGTCTACCGCGCCGGTAAGCATAAAGCCTATCTGTCTCCGGGGCGCAATCCGCTCTGGAACACAAGGGTAAAGGACGAAAGCGGTCAGGAAGTTTTTATTCCAACGCTGGACGCGGCAAGTTATCTAAATAATGAGTTTTACGCCGCGTTTGAAGTGTTATGTGTAAGCGAGAACATGGACTGTCTGCCGTTTTCAGGCGGCTGGGCGGAACAGCCGGAATGGATAACGAATGCCATTTTGATACTGAAGGTTGAGCGTTGGAAAATAGACGAGGAAGAGCGCGAAACAAAACGGCAGGAGCAGGAGGAAGCGAGAAAGCATGTCAAACGATAATAAAACACTTGAACTTCAAATCATCATCGCCGCGCAGGAAGCCTTTCAGTCGCTATCATCGCTCAAGGGAGAAATCAGTTCCCTTGCCGCGGAAGCCAAAAAACTTTTTGACTCGGACGGTCAGGCGATAGCCGACACTTTCAGGCAAACACAAGCGGCGGCGGAAAAAGCGGCCGCATCCATGAAATTATTCGGAACGTCAAGCGCGGAACTGCGGCAGGTTCAGGCTCAGCTTAAAAGCGCCGCCGTCGAACTGGTAACCCAGGGGCTTGATCCGCAGAGCGAAGAAGTTAAAAGACTTGTTGAGGAATACAAGCGGCTGGGAAAAGAAGCCGCCGATCTTGACAAGGCAAACGGAGACAGCGTTCAGTCGTTCGGCGATCTTAAAAGCGCGATGATGAGCCTCGCGGAAGTCGTCGCCCTTACCAAGGCGCTGTCGGTCGTCAAGGACATGGGCGACTTCGCGCTGCGAACCGCCGACAATTTCCAGACGGCGCGCAACCAGTTCGGCGTCCTGTTAGGCGACATGGAAGCAGGCGCCGGGCTGTTCAATGAGATCAAAGCCTTCAACGACAAAACACCCTTCGATCTCGATACCCTTACTCAGACGACAAACGTCCTGATAGCCGCTAAAGTACCGCTCCAGGACTTGCAGGCGCAGCTTACAAAATTCGGCGATCTGTCTCAGGGCAATTCCCAAAAACTTACCAGTTACGTCAACGCATTCAGCCAGGCCGCGGCAAAGGGCAAGGCCGATATGCAGGTACTCAACACCTACCTGCACCAGGGCGTACCAATTCTTGACGCGCTCGCGAGAAATTTCAACGTAACAACAGCGGAAATAGTGGAAATGTCCAGTGAAGGTAAAATCAGCTTTGAGGATTTTTCAAGAGCACTCGACGATCTGACGTCTGCCGGCGGGCAGTACTTCGGCGGCATGGAGCTGGCGTCAAAAAGCCTTGCCGCCATGCAGGAAGGTTTGAAAGAATCGGTAAATTCTCTTGCCGCTTCTTTTGGGGAGATGCTCCTGCCTTCGGCGGTTAGCGTAGTGGGGATATTTACAGATATTACCAACGCTATAAACGAAAGCCCTATTGCAAAGGGCATTTTAGCCGGAGCGATTGTCGCTCTTACCGGGTACATGGCGGCCATGGCTGTTAAAGCGGCGGCCTTGACAGTTAAGACATGGCTCGCACAAGCGACTCAAATGGGCCTCAACGCGTCCCTTGCCGTAACCAATCCCTTACTC